TAGACCCGGCGCACCAGGAGGACGAGAATAATGGCAACGGTTTATGAAATAGTACAAGGATTATCACAAGCTGCAGCCAATGCGTATGACGGCGCCCTTGACGAAAGCGGAGAGCCGCTCAAGGCCGGCCTTAAAAGAGAAGAAGGGGATCCAATTCTCGATAAGAGAGTAATGGACGGATTTAATGTTAGATTCTACGGCAATATGATGTGTCTTTCATATATGGCCGAGGTACAAATTAAAGAAGTGTACGGGAAAGGCTTTGAGTCAGACGTAGAAAGTCAGATAGCAGAAATCGTTAAGTTCCTGCAGAAAGAATACAAGAAGATCACTGGAAATTCAGTATCGTTAACAACTGAAGGTGAGATTGACGTTCGTGTTGAAAACTCCTCCCGAGTACGCTCTTGGGTCACAGCTAAAATGCACTACAAAGTTGGCGGATTAGATGAATCTATGAAAGTGAATGCTGGTACTGACGCACGCCCAGAGTCAAAGTGGGAAACTTTTATGTCCCAAGGCGGATGGAATGGCGAAGGCGGCAAGCGTCCTGATAACGACACGAGACCAAAACCAAAAAATGATTAATGCCGTTTCAATTAGACAAAAAAGAACAAATAAAAGAAATACTCAAGTGTGGTAAAGACCCCGCTTACTTTCTAACAAATTATGCCCGTATATCTCATCCGATGCACGGGCTAATCCTTTTTAATACATATGATTTCCAAGACACGTTACTACAAGATTTTAATGATTATCGCTTTAATGTTATTTTAAAAGCGCGCCAGCTTGGAATATCGACAATTACTGCTGGATACATCGCCTGGATGATGTTGTTTCACCGTGATAAATCTATCCTTGTTATGGCAACTAAGTTTGCAACAGCAGGCAATCTAGTTAAAAAAGTTAAAAGCATAATGAAGAACCTACCAGACTGGGTTCGAATCTCATCAATCTCAGTAGACAATAGGACTTCATTTGAGCTTTCAAATGGTTCTTCCATCAAGGCTGCTTCGACTTCTGGCGATGCCGGTCGATCCGAAGCCCTGTCACTGCTTGTACTTGACGAGGCTGCTCACATTGAGGGCCTTGAAGAACTATGGACAGGTCTATATCCAACGTTATCAACTGGTGGCCGCTGCATTGCACTATCGACCCCTAACGGCGTCGGTAATTGGTTTCATAAAACATGTACTGACGCAGAAGCAAATGCAAACAACTTCCATTTAACAACACTATCCTGGGATGTACACCCCGACAGAGATTCTAACTGGTATAAAAAAGAAACCAGAAATATGTCCAAGCGACAGATTGCACAAGAGTTAGAATGTAGTTTCAACACTTCTGGAGAAACAGTAATCGACCCTGATTGTATGAAGTGGTTAATAGGAAATATAAAGGAACCAAAATATAGAACAGGCTTTGACCGCAATTTTTGGATTTGGGAGGAGTTTGATCCAAGCTGTAATTATCTTGCAGTTGCAGATGTTTCACGCGGTGACGGTGCTGACTACTCTACTTTGCATATGATCAAGTTAGAGACTCTCGAAATAGTAGGCGAGTACCAAGGTAAACCAACGCCAGATATGTATGCAAACTTCTTGAATCAAGTAGGGAGAGAGTTTGGAAACGCGATGCTTGTGGTAGAAAACAATAACATCGGTTACACGGTTCTCGATAAACTGGTTGAACATGCTTATCCAAATTTGTACTTCTCGGTTAAATCTACACATGAATATATAGAGCAACATCAAGCTGAGGCGCTATCTTCCGCAGTAGCCGGATTTACCACCTCGATGAAAACTCGACCTCTTATCGTAGCGAAACTAGAAGAGTTTATAAGAAACAAACTAATTAAAATATATTCATCTCGAACAATTAATGAGATGAAAACTTTTATTTGGAGAAATGGTCGCCCCCAAGCAATGAAAGGTTATAACGACGATCTCGTTATGGCTTTAGCAATTGCTTGCTGGGTAAGAGATACAGCACTGCAAGCAAACGCAAGAGATCTAAACTATCAAAAAGCGTTTATTGGTGGAATCAAGACTTCTAAAACTACTATGAATACACAAATTAAAGGCCAAGAGGGCTACAAAAAAAATAGCATCTTTGATAAAATGAATGAAGCACAAAAAATGTATGACCAATTCAATTGGATTATAAAGTGAGAGGATAAATGGCAGATAATAGAGTAAGACCCAAGGGCAAAAATCCAGCAAATCAAGAATCTGAACTGTTTAAGAGATTAACACGTCTTTTTTCAGGTCCGATAATTAATTACCGATCCCAATCTGGCCGCCGGATTAGGCGCCAGCACTTAGATAAATATTCAGCTAGATTTAAATCAGCTTCTGGTCAACAGTTTAAGAAGACATTATACAACCCACTTGATCAGATAGCTACAAACGCAATCGCTAATCAACGCCGCTCCGAGCGATATATCGATTTTGATCAAATGGAATATATGCCAGAGATTGCATCTTCTATGGATATATATGCAGACGAGATGACAACTCATTCTGAATTAAAACCGATGCTTAATATTAAATGCGCAAATGAAGAAATTAAAGCAGTCTTAGGAATCCTTTATTCTAGCATTTTAAATCTTGAGTACAACTTATTTGGTTGGGCGCGCACAATGTGTAAGTACGGAGACTTTTTTCTGTATATGGATATCGATGACAAATTTGGTGTTAAATCAGTTATTGCGTTACCAATACAAGAGCTTGAACGCTTAGAGGGTCAAGACGCGACAAATCCAAATTATGTTCAATACCAGTGGAATTCAGCGGGAATGACGTTTGAAAACTGGCAAGTTGCTCACTTTCGTATTCTTGGTAATGATAAGTATGCACCATACGGCACGTCTATTCTTGAACCAGCGCGCCGAATTTGGCGTCAGCTTACTCTTATGGAAGACGCCATGATGGCTTATCGAGTTGTACGATCGTCTGAACGCCGCGTATTTAAAATAGATGTTGGTGCTATTCCACCACAAGACGTTGAGCAATATATGGAAAAAATTGTAACCCAACTTAAGCGCCACTCTGTAATTGATCACACCACTGGTCGAGTTGATTTACGCTACAATCCTATGTCAATTGAAGAAGACTATTTTATTCCTGTAAGGGCAGGTTCGGTTACCGACATCCAGACTCTTGCCGGCGCACAGAACATTACACAGATTGATGATATCAAATATCTACGTGACAAACTCTTTTCCGCGCTAAAAATTCCTCAAGCATATCTTGCAATGGGAGAAGGCGCTGCAGAAGACAAGACAACTCTTGCGCAAAAAGATATTCGTTTTGCAAGAACAATCCAAAGATTACAAAGAGTTATCATCGCGGAACTAGAAAAAATTGGAATCATACATCTTTATACTTTAGGCTTCCGAGGCGATGACTTGTTATCGTTTAAGCTTGCCTTAAACAATCCATCTAAAATTGCAGAGCTACAGGAGATTGAACACTGGAAAGCTAAGTTTGATATTGCAGCATCAGCTACTGAAGGATTCTTTAGTCGCCGATGGGTTGCTGAGCATATATTTGGTATGTCACATGAAGAGTTTGCGAGAAACCAAAGAGAAATGTTTTATGATCGTAAGCACGACGCGTCACTTCAAACAGTTGCAGAAGCGGTCGGAGCAGCCGGTGACTTGGGCGGCGGCGGTCTAGGCGGTGGCTTAGACACCGATCTTGGTGGTGATTTGGGCGCTGACTTAGAAGAACCTATAGCGGCAGGACCAGAAGAGATGCCCGCCATTTCTCAGGGCGCATCCCCTACCGATAATGCTTCATCTGGCGAAGACTCGACGCTCTTGGCAGTACCTCCAGGTTCACGTGATGGCGATATAAGAACGTATGAAAAAAGTTCGTATGAAGCAGTAAAGCCTTCAGCGGATGGAAGAAAAAAGAGCCGCTTCCGCCAGAGCCAGCTAGCAAAAACTAATTTTGAAAAACGCGGCAGTTCCCGCCGATCAAAATTTCCAGGCTCGGAAAAAATGTTTACTGACACCATACCAGATCCAGGAAATGGACTTTATGAACAACAAGAACCTATTTATAGTTTGAATGAGGAAATCG